CGACGAAGACCGGAGAGGTTCTTTGCGAGAAGAAGTTCTACAAGTCGGAGTTTGGCAACATGCTAAAGGATGACACATACCGTGGATACCTGCTGGCGGCAATCGACACGGCGTTGGTCACGGTGGCTGGAGAAAGCGCTGGGGAAGGAGAGAGTGAGAACTCAGATGAGTGAACGTCCCATTCTGATAGTCGATGGTCAAAACCTCTTCATACGTTCCTGGGCGGCGTATCCGCAGGTTTCCTCCCACGGCTACCAGATGGGAGGGTGCATTGGATTTCTAAAGACGCTTCGTCGGATCGTCTCCGAGATACATCCGACGAAGGTCTGTGTCGCCTGGGAGGGAGGAGGTTCCCAACGCCGACGCAGCATCTTTCCAGACTATAAGTTGGGGCGACGTCCCGAGAAGCTCAACCGCTTCTATGGCAACGACCTCCCAGAATCAGAAGAAAACCGCAAACACCAGCTCATCGCCTTGCTGGAGATGATGAAGCATACTCCCATTTGCCAAGTGTATGCTTCTGATTGTGAGGGCGATGACATTGTCGCATTCCTGTGCCGTGGCCCATACCGATCCACCAACAAAATCATCGTCTCTTCGGACAAGGACATGTACCAACTGCTCGACGATACCACAAGGATCTATTCTTTGCACAGGAAGAAGGTCCTCACCAAGGACGACATATTCGAGGAATACAGGATAACCACCAAGAACTTTGCAATGGCCAAGGCGTTGTGTGGCGACCCGGGTGACAACGTCCCAGGCATCAAAGGCGTAGGTTTCAAAACGGTTTCCAAAAGGTTACCGTTCCTCGGCGGCGAAGACGACATCTTGATCAATGACGTGGTTTCATATTGTCAGTCTCACATTGATGAGTCTTCTTTTTACCGACGCATCGTGGAAAACCGCGACGTCTTGGAGAGGAACTGGCAGCTGGTCTACCTTGATGGTTCGATGCTGTCGGCCAACCAAGTTTCCAAGATACAACATGCGATAGATACATTTGTACCTCGCACCAATAGGATAGCTCTTACCAAGTCCCTGATCAAGGAAGGGATCGGCGATTTTAACGTCGAAGAATTCTTCTACTCTTTCAATTGTATCGATGGTGTCGGAAGTCCGACCGGAGAACAAAATGCTGGAAAACGACAAGAATAATAACGGAATTCAAAAGCAGACTTTCGGCACGTACGGCAAATCTTTCCAAGAAAAAATCATGCAGGCGTTGCTCACAGACGGCAAGTTCGCCGAGCAAATGATGGAGGTGTTTGACACTTCGTACTTCGAGCTCAAGTACCTCCAGTTCCTCGCTGACCGTTACTTCGCATATTCGAAGAAGTACAAGGTCTTCCCCACCCTACAGCTCCTCGTTACTATCATTCGAGAGGACCTCAAGGTTGGTACCGACGTCATCCTCCGCGATCAAATTATTGAATACCTTCAACGAATGAAGGCCAATCCAGACCCAGGAGACCTCCAGTTCGTTCGTGAAAAATCGTTGGAGTTCTGCCGGAAGCAAGCCCTAAAAAAGGCCCTTGAGGACGCCGTCGACCAGATGGCCGCCAACAAGTACGAGTCAATCGTTGAGTCGATCAAACGGGCGGTGCAGGTCGGCACAGCCGCATCGGTAGGGCACGACTTCTTCAACGAGATGGACGCCAGATTCACCCGTCTGAAGCGCGATACAATTCCAACAGGTATTCTTGAGCTGGATAAAAAAGAACTACTCAATGGGGGTTCTGGAAAGGGCGAGTTATTGGCAGTAGTCGGAGCGAGCGGCTCAGGAAAAAGTCACTGGCTGACGATGATTGGTGCCAACGCCTTGAAGATGGGTAAGAACGTCCTACACTACACTTTTGAGCTTTCCGAGACGGCTGTCGGCATCCGATACGATTCCAACCTGTGTGACATGGATTCCAACGAGGTGATGGACCGCAAGGATGAAGTAAAGTCCAAATACGAATCAATGAATTTGGGACGTCTCTTCATCAAGGAGTATCCGACAAACACGGCATCAATCTTTACACTTCGCTCTCACATCGAGCGCCTTGACCTCAAAGGCTTCAAACCTGACATTGTAATCATTGACTACGCCGACATCATGCGTTCTACCCGTCAGTTTGATTCTTTACGACATGAACTAAAATTGGTCTACGAAGAACTACGAGCCATGGCTATGGAGCTCCAGATTCCGGTTTGGACAGCTTCCCAGTCAAACAAAGAAGGTGCTAATGCGGAAGTCATCGACATGACCAACATGTCGGAGGCTTATGGTAAGGCGATGATTTGCGATTTCATCATCTCGGTGTCGCGACGCTCGCACGAAAAAGCAAGTGGTTGGGGGAGATTATACGTCGCCAAGAACCGTGCCGGGCGAGATGGTTTGGTCTTTCCAGCCAAGATCAACACTGCACAAAGCAAATTTGAAATTACAGGGTCAGCCGACGCTCCTGAACAGGCCGCAGCGACCGACGAAGAGGAGCAGAAGAAAGCTTTGCGTGCCAAATGGCGCGAACTACGAAATGAATTCAACAATAAAAATTCAGAAACTTGATGCGTCCTAGACCCAGCTTTTGGTTTATAGTTAGTAACTCTTACATCTGGTGAAACAATGAAGACCTATTCCCGCGAAGAAGCTTATGCAGCAACTCTCGAGTATTTCCAAGGAGACGAACTGGCAGCAGATGTTTTTGTCTCCAAATATGCGCTGAGGAACACGACGGGTGAACTCGTCGAACGAACACCAACCGACATGCATCTCAGATTGGCTAAAGAGTTTGCTCGTATCGAACAAAAGTACCCAAACCCGATGTCGGAACAAGAGATCTTTTCCCTTTTGGCAGACGTTGATCACATTGAAGAACCAAAACGCTTAGCCATGGCATTGGAGGAACTTGCTACACAGTCGCGTGGTCTGGGCGCTGTAATCCCTCAAGGTTCGCCAATGTCGGCGATGGGCAATCCGTATCAGTATCAGTCGCTTTCTAATTGTTTTGTCATTGAATCGCCGTACGACTCTTACGCAGGTATCCTCAAGACGGACCAGGAACAAGCACAGATCATGAAGCGCCGCGGCGGGGTCGGCTTCGACATTTCAACGATTCGTCCAAAGGGACTCGTTACGGCCAACGCCGCGCGCACCACCGACGGCATCGGTGTCTTCATGGAGAGGTTTTCTAACACTTGCCGCGAGGTTGCTCAGGGTGGCCGCCGCGGTGCGTTAATGTTGACAATTGACGTCCACCATCCAGAAATTAGGACTTTCATCAACATCAAGCGTGACCTAAAGAAGGTTACCGGAGCAAACATCTCCATCCGACTTTCCGATGAGTTCATGCAGGCCGTGAAGGACGGCGGCAAGGTCCATTTGCGTTTCCCTGTTCAAAAAGAAGCAAAGCATACGGTGGAGGAATTTGTCGATGCTCGTCAGTTGTGGCACGAGATCATCGAGGCCGCTTGGGCATCGGCAGAACCCGGACTTTTGTTCTGGGATACCGTGAAGAAGCGCACTCCTACGGAGTGTTACCCAGCGTATAGATCAGTATCGACAAACCCTTGCGGAGAGATCGTGCTGTCTCCGTACGATTCTTGTCGTCTCCTCCTCGTCAACCTCTACAAGTTCGTCAAGCAACCTTTCGCTTCAATTGCCTCGTACGACTGGAAAGGGTACTCGTCTACGGTCCAAAAGGCACAGCGTTTGATGGACGATTTGATCGACCTAGAGATCGAGGCCGTTGACAGGATCATTTCAAAGATTCAAAATGATCCAGAACCTGGTGATGTCAAGAGGGGTGAGCTTGAGCTTTGGAACAAGATCAAGCAGGCCGCTTTGGGTGGTAGACGTACTGGGTTGGGGATCACGGCGTTGGGTGATACAATTGCTGCCCTTGGTTTTGTCTATGGTTCCAACAACTCCGTTACGCTGACCGAGTCCTTGTACAAGTCGCTTTCCTTGAACGCTTACAGTTCATCGATTCAAATGGCGATGGAAAGAGGGTCGTTTCTTGCGTTCTCTTACGACGCTGAAAAGGATCATCCATTTATTCGACAGGTCCTCGACGCTCGTCCCGAGCTGGAGGAGAACTACAAGAAATACGGCCGGCGCAACATCGCTCTCACCACAACAGCCCCCGCAGGTTCGGTGTCTGTTCTCACACAGACGACTAGCGGAATTGAGCCGGCGTTCATGCTCTTCTACAAGCGGCGTAAGAAGATCATGCCAAGTGATGGTCCCG